TGGTTGACCTCACGCTTAACCAAGCACAACGGCTTAAAAAACTATCTAAACTGTTGGATGGTCACAAAGGACGAGTTAAACTTGTGCCGCTTCAAATGGCCTGGTCACTTGATGAAGTCCGCAGGGCTTATGACTACTTTATTGAGCTAGGTTATGAAGGAATAATTGTTCGGCATTTTGAGGCTCCTTATATTCGTCGCCGGAGCATTTGGGGGATGAAGTTTAAGCCCAAGAAATCTGACACTTATCCAATCGTCGGCTTCGTTGAAGGTCACGGCAAGTATAAGGAAACCATCGGTGCACTTCTTTGTGAATCTGATGGTCAGCTGTTTGAAGTTGGAAGCTTTAGCTTGACGGATGAGCGCAGGAAGGAACTATGGTTTAAAAGACACCAGTTGACACAGTTTAACTGTAAGGTCGGATACCAGCATCGCTGGAGTAGCGGCAAACCGAAGTCAGGGGTGTTCCTTGAGCTGGTTGAGCGTCTGCCAGAAGTTAAATTCGTTAACCCCTTAGGAGGATTTTAAGATGGAAGCTTATAAATGTGATATCTGTGATAAGTATTATGATAGTGCTATTGATCAATATAAAAGAGAATGGCAACCTAATAAAGATATTATGGGTCTATCTTGGGACGACAGAGAAAAAACTATGTATGCTAGAATTATTATAGAAGACTCAGAAATAAATACTAGTCTTAATATCTGTAATGATTGTATCTGTAAGACTATTTACGATCAATTTATAATTGATTGGCAGAATGCCAAATGACTCTACCGCAATAATATTGCATAAGGGAATGGAGGTGATTAAAGCGTGAAAACTGTATTCATAATAAACAAGTCTTCTCATGATTACTCCAAAGCTAATGACTTCGGGAAACTTGTCTTTATGTCTGAAGGTTCAATGAATCGTTTCGCAGTCAGTGCTCTTTTTCGAACTTTCGAGCCATTCATCAAAAACTCTAAACCTGACGATTACCTTTTGATTGGAGGCCTTTCGGTAATGTGTTCAGTTGCTTTCTCAATGTTTGCAGCTAAACACGGCAGATTAAACTTGTTAATTTACAAAAGTGTTCCGAAAAAACCAGGGACTTATTTAGAACGTAATTTAGTTATTAACTAAAGGAGGAACAAAATGAAAAGGATTGGACGATCAAAAAGTCCTACTTTGAAACAACTAGAAATAATGGCAGAGCAGATTTCAAAGAAACTGAATACTTCATGTAAGATTGAAATTGATTGCTGGCATCATGATAGTGGAGATAAAAGTAATACGTTTGAAATATCACTAGTTCCAGGCTTTGGTGATGAGTGTACACGAGCTGTTTTTAAATCTTGGAATGCACTGATTGATCACTATTATTTTCTGGTATCTTTAGATAAATTGGAGGCTCAAAATGCTAGAACTAACTGACAATAAGCTTGACAACAGCAAAATAAAATGCTTCAAGCAATGTCCTCGAATGTTCTTCTTTGAGCATGTGCTAGGATGGCGTTCGCAGATGCCGAATAACCACCTGATTTTTGGCTCAGCTTGGCACGAAGCTATGGAACACATTTTGCTGTTTGGCTATGACAGTCAAAGTATTCTTGACGCTTATGACAAATTCCTGGCCTACTATCGTACTTACCTTGGGCCAGAAACTGATGGATTGTTTAAAGGTAAAACACCAGACACGGCTTTCCGTGCTCTTGCTCAATACGCAGGCTATGGCCCTTACAAGCGAGATCTTGAGAACTTCACAACATTATTTACTGAGATTGCTGGAAGTGTCTCTATTGATGCCAAGCGTCAACTGTTTTTTCGGATGGATGCAGTTCTTCAGAACAAGCAAACAGGCCGAATCCGCTCGCGGGAGCATAAGACTGGCCAAGGTAAGTATCTTTGGGACGAGCAGTGGCTTTTGGATGGACAGGTCGGAACCTACAGTCATGTGCTGAACTGTCTGTATCCACACGAGAAGCTTGATGGAATTGAGATGAATGGTGTGTTCTTTCCGAACTTGAAGAAAAAGGTGCCGGCTTCTGAAGACATCATGCACAGGTTTTTGATTAAACGGAATCTTGGCCAGATGCAACAGTGGCTAGACAACACCAGTTATTATTTCTGGGAGATTGAACGGGAATATGAGTTGCTGGCAGATGCTAAAGAAAGCGACTCCGTGCTGAAAGCCTTTCCACTCCGTGACACAAGCTGCCTGAACTATTTTCGACTTTGCACTTATCATGATTTCTGTCTGGCTTGGCCTAACCCCTTGCAGTATGCTTTTGAACCTCCGATTGGATTTAAGAGTGAATTTTGGGATCCTACCAAAGAAACAGAAACAAAAACATTTAACCTTAGCCAAAAGGAGTACTAACGTGACAGAACCTGAACCAAATGAAGAGTTTCTAAAAGTCTCTGCTGATGTCCAGAAGCTTCAAACCATGTACGCAGAAACGCCTGAAAGCGGCAGTTATAACTTTCTGCTGCTTGGCGAAAGTGGTACGGGGAAAAGCTTCTTACTGAACACAGCTCGAAAACCGATCCACTTGGACTGCTTCGACCCTGGTGGAACAAAGAATTTAAAACCCTTAATTAAGAAAGGAGAGCTCGTTCCTGACGTACGTTGGGAACAGGAAGACCCAGAAAATCCTACAGTGTTTCGGGACTGGGAAAAGGTGATGAAGGAAAGAATTAAGTCTGGATATTTTAATCACTTCGGAACATACTGTCTTGACAGCTCAACTACTTGGTCTGATGCTATCATGAACCAGATCCTGAAGTCTGAAGGGTTGGCTGGAAAGCCGCCTCGATGGGCACACGATTATGTTCCGCAAAAAGTTAAAATACAGAATTGGATTCGAATCCTTATGAAACTTCCTTGTGACTTTATTCTGACTGGTCACCTGGAGGGCAACAAAGACGACGTTTCTGGTGCTATGAGCTACCGTTATATGATTACTGGAAAAGCATCTATGACAATTCCACTGTTGTTTGATGAGATCTACATCATGGATCCTAAAGCAACATCGGCTGGAGTTGAGTACAGGATTTTAACGCAGGCAAACGGGAAATATCTCGCACGTTCACGAATGGCAGGCAAAGGCCTTCTGGCTACTTATGAAAAGCCTGACATTAAAAATATGCTGAAGAAGTGTGGATTTTCCACAGAGAATAAACCGTTATTTAAGCCACAAACCACTTAAACGAGGAGAACAACAATGACAGAAGAATTTATCGATCTATCATCAGTGAACTTTGACGACACTTTTGAACCTACAGTCCATGCAGATGGAGAAGAAGCTGAGCTTCGCATCGTCAGCTTCATGAAAAACACTGATAAAAATGGCAATCCTTTCGTAATGCCGTTCTTTGAAATTCCTGAAGACCCTTACTCCGTGGAGTTCGGGGACTACCTGGCGCTTCCACACGGCGAGATGTCACCGAAGGAAAAGAATGCAGCATTGCTTAAACTGCAGGGTTTCAGCGAGGCCTTTGACATTGATCTCAGTGGCCAGTTGGACATCAAGAACGATATTGTCGGCAAAACTGGCTGGGCAATTCTTGGCATTGGTAAGGATCAGGACGGGAACCCTACGAATAAGATTCGGAAGTATGTTCGTGGCCAGTAAGAGTTAACCAAAGTTTGCGGATAGATGTTAATGGTAGCCTATTAAATCCTACTACAGTCTGGCAAGAGAAAACTTGCCCCGCAAACTAACTTTAGGAGGTAAAACCCCATACCGGTGTTATACAGACATCATGCAGGGTGTAAATCCCTGCCCCGCATTAACCCCACCCTAGCGCAATTTTATTGCATAAGGAGAAACTAAAGTGAACGACATATTTCGACCACGACTCTCGGTTGACATCACAGAAGAACAAAGCCAAGGATTGCTTCGCTACCTGGATCACGGGATGCGTAAGGCAATCTTTGGCGTACTGATCGACGACTTGTTGGAGTTATTTGAAAAACACGGTGCAGGCCCAGTGATCGGCTTGCTTATTGAACGAAGTATCACGCTTAAAGATGTTTGCAGATTAAAGAAGCTAAAGGAGAACTAACGTGGCAACAATAAGTGACCTCCACACTTCACTAACCCAGCTAGTTTTCGAGGAAGCCTTCGCATTGATTCGAAGAATTCGAAGCTCCAGATTGACTAAAAAGGTTACGAAGTTCACCATTCGGATGGACAGATATAAGAAGAAAACCAAGGTTAAAGTTGATCCATTAAAAGCTGTTGATAGCAGCGTATTGTTAGAATTACTTAAGGAGAGTCTGGAAAATGGATAAGAGTAAACTAAGTAACTGCAGAATGGAAGCTCTGCCACTGGAAGCAATCAATCCTGGTGACAGAGCAAGGAAAGAATATAAGAATATTGATCAGTTGGCTGAGGACATTAAAACCCGTGGCTTGATCCACCCAATCGCTGTGATGGCTCTGGAACCTGAAGGCTACCTGCTACTAGCTGGTGGCAGACGTCTGGCTGCCTGTATCTCGCTTAAACTTCTGACTATTGATTGTAAGATCTACCCTTCAGACCTAACTGAGCTTGAGGTGAAGTCCATTGAGCTGATGGAAAACATTCAGCGTGAAGACCTCAGCTACTATGAAGAGGCTAACCTTGAACGTGCAATTTTGGTGCTTCAAGAAACCCTCCATGGCCGAAAGGTCTCAACATCACCTGATGCCTTGGGTGTTAGCAAGACTGATGTTGCACAGATGATTGGCGTGAGTCGTGAGAAGCTCCGCCAAGACATTGATCTCGCTGACACGATGGACAGGTTCCCAGAAATTGACTGGAAGAACATCAAGAACCGAAGCGAGGCGATGAAGCTTAAGGATAATATTGGTAAGATGATTGTCCGACAAGAAGCTGTTAAACGCTTTGACAAGGAGATCGGCGGGAGTCACAAGAGCAAGCAGATTAAGAAGCTGGCTGATAACTTCATTCACGGAGACTTTTTTGAGTTCGTTAAACAGGTTCCTGATGGATCAGTTAACCTTGTTGAGATTGATCCGCCATATAGTATTAATCTTGGAAAGCTGAAAAAACGAGAAGGCGCAGGTAGTTTTAGTTATTCTGAGGAAGGTTATAATGAGATTGCTGCAAGCGATTATGTTGACTTTCTTGCACAGACATTTAAAGAATGTTATCGTGTTATGGCACAAGACAGCTATTTACTTTGCTGGTTTGGGCCTGAACCCTGGTTTCAAATTGTTCTTGATTTACTCCGCCGGAACCACTTCAATGTTCGTGGTATGCCTTGTTTATGGGTTAAAGGAGAAGAAACCGACGAGGGTCTTGTTGACAAAACCAGCGGTCAAACAATGTCTCCGATGCGTCACCTTGCAAATGCTTATGAGATGTTTTTTTATGCTAAGAAAGGCGACCCGAAGATTATTCGCCAAGGCAGGACTAACATTTTTAGCTATAAACCAACACCGCCATTGCAGAAGATTCATCCAACTGAGCGACCGATTGAGTTGATGAAAGATATTTTGACTACGTTCACAACTGAAGGCTCACAGATTCTAGTGCCTTTTCTTGGAAGCGGGAATACCATTCTTGCTGCATTTGAAAGCAAGATGAATGCCTTTGGGTGTGATTTAGGGATTGAACATAAAGAGGCTTATATTAGTCGCTTAACCACCATGCTATCGCAATAATATTGCGAAAGGAGTAACAATGAAACTTGAAAGACAAGTTGAAATTATGGAAGCTCAAATTCATTCACCAAAGGCTAATTTTACATTGATGGAAAAGATGCAATATCTCACAGATTTCTTTGGTAAAGATCCTGAATATTCCAGAGAAGCTCAAGATATTGTAAGAAGTAATATTTGTAAACAAATAAAAAAGGAAACTAATCATGAAACCACAAGTTTTTAATCAACTGGTAAAGGAAACCTTCAAGAACGCCACTGAGATTCTTTCAGCCAAAGCAAAAACTTATGCAACCAAAGAGGACAGGCTTGACAACTTTAAACAAGCCGCCCAGCTCTCTCGTCAAACTCCTATTGGTTCTCTAAAGGGTATGGTTGACAAGCACATCGTGGCTTTAAGTGACTTTGTCTATGCTCATGAGCATGGCTTCGAGGTGCCGGCTGAGGAATGGCTAGAAAAAATTGGTGATATAATCAACTACATGGTTTTGCTTCGTGCATTGCTGAAGGAAGAGGAACTGATATGACTAAAACAATCACAGATATTCGTAAGGACATAGTAAAGATTAAATTATCTAGCCAGTCACTACATGCAAAGATTAAGGAAGTGTTTAAAGATGTGATTGATTTTATACAAGCTATTGATAAACGGTTGGTTGAGTTAGAGGAAACTT